AATCAAACATACATGACCGACCTACCTTATGGCTCCCCTTGTCCCATAAAGCATGTATGTTTCATTTTCAGAATCAAACATACATGACCGACCTACCTTATGGCTCCCCTTGTCCCATAAAGCATGTGTGTTGATATGTTGGATGTTTCATTTTCAGAATCAAACATACATGACACCCTCTTTTGCAGACCCCCCTCCTCCATACTACAAAAAAATTGAAAACAGGATAAATATTATTTTATATATGTAAACTATACTCCCGCGCCCACACGATGAGAATTATTTTATTCGCAGCAACTATCGCAGCATCAGCCTCGGCTGCCATTTATTCCAAGGAACATTACGAAGCCCTATTTTATGACCATCTCAAGAAATACAATATTGTATTCAAAAATGGTGCCGAATTCATCAACCGCATTCATACTTTTACCGAAAATGTTGATAATATCGCACTTCATAATGCATATGCTAATCGTACATATGATTTAGGCATTAACCGCTTCACACATCTCACATTTGACGAATTTAAGACAGAAGTCGGAATTGGCGGTCTGACCCGCGGGGACATGTCCCCGCGGGGCAATATTCGCAAAGGATGGCCACAAGCACCGGCACCGCAACCACAGGAGACACTTCCAAAGTCCGTTGACTGGGTTGCATCCGGAGCAGTTACACCTGTTAAAAATCAAGGCAAATGTGGCTCTTGTTGGTCATTTTCGACAACGGGTGCTATCGAAGGCGCCTATTTCAACAAATGGGGCACACTTGCCAGTTTTAGTGAGCAAGAATTAGTATCATGTGACACCACCGACAATAATTGTAATGGCGGTTGGATGGATGCGGCTTTTGAATGGATTAAAAATAATGGAGGGCTCGCATATGAAGCCGACTATCCTTATGTTAGTGGCGATGGCACAACCATCCCTGCTTGTGGTAAATCCGCTGCATACCAAGACCCAAAAGCCGCCCCCTCATCTTGGGTTGATGTCCCGCGTCGTTCTATGACAGGGCTTATGACAGCAGTCGCACAACAACCTGTGTCAATCGCAATTCAGGCCGACCAAGCCGCGTTTCAATCCTATAGTAGCGGTGTATTAACCGGCCGATGTGGAACTAAACTCGATCATGGTGTTTTATTGGTCGGTTATGGCACATCCGCAGATGGTATTGATTACTGGAAGGTGAAAAACTCATGGGGACCTGATTGGGGCATGGATGGATATATTCTTATTGAACGCAGTAGTGCCGACCTTTGTGGTGTAATGGACGCTGCAAGTTATCCTGTCCTCTAAGGTCTCATGCTCCTCCCTTTTTCTATTTACAGCCTAAATAGAAAAACCTTCTAAAGTTGGCATATGGTGTATACATCTAATCCATGGACTACGACATATACAGGTACTTATGACACACTTTATTCAATATTTCAGGGGGTGATGTATATTAAACGTTGCCCAATAAGGGGTTCCGAAACACTAGTCTCACAATACAATGCAAAGCGGCCAATTGTTACCGCCCACAATTATGTTATGTAGGGTTATTCAATCTTGAACATTGCTGCAATCTACACACATATAGTGGTGGAAAACAACAAATATCACACGACTCATAACACCTCAGACGCATAACAACATGTACAGCAAAAGGAAACAGTGCATTGGGTTTTTACAACCTAACGCACATGACAATGTAATATCTCGCCACGCATAGGCAACACTTACATACAACAACACCCCTTTAGTATTGACCCGCCGACCTCCAATCAATTTTTTTTCTACCCGGCCGCGGCACCAGTAGTTCTACAATTGGTAGAATAACCCCCTATAATATATGAATGACCAAATATACCGCAGTTTAGCAGATATTTCTCGCCCCGATCAAGTATTGCGGATTGACCTTGATATGGTTGTCGCGAATTATCGTATTATTCAAAACCCGGACGCATTAGCCCCCTTTGTCAATTTATTATATCTTGCCATAAATGGCGGGGGCGAAAACATAACACAATTACCGCGTATTCCGCCATCAGTGATATTTTTATCATGTAATGACAACACATTAATTGAATTACCAGAACTCCCCCCAGGTCTTCGCCAACTGTTTTGTAATAACAATTTAATTGAACAGTTGCCCGATGACTTACCAGCGGGCCTTGTAAGTTTTACATGCAATGACAACAATATTGAACACTTGCCTACGTTACCACCGGGGCTTATGGGATTAGCATGTAATTCCAATCGTATAACCGCCATTCCACCACTACCCGCAACGCTTATGGGATTTGCATGTGACAATAACAGCATAGAAACATTGCCCGCCCAACTCCCTCCGCGTTTATCAGAATTATCATGTTCAAATAATCAAATTCGGGTTATTCCGCCGCTACCACAAGGATTTCGCATGTTAAATTGTGCCCACAATATGCTTACTGCATTGCCTGCACTACCACCCGGTCTTACTTCTTTGATATGTAGTTTTAATAGTATCACCGAATTACCACCTTTGCCTGCAGGGTTAAGGCAACTTGTATGCAATAACAACAGGCTAACTGACCTCCCACAATTACCGCGAGGCATGACTAGATTTGAAATGCGGAATAATCCTTTTCCACAAGAAACAAGGGTATTGATTGCGACCGAGCTTCGGACAGGACAAAGGCCAGGCGCAATTGCCAATGTACAACAAGGACAACCACAAGCACAATTACGGCCGCGCCCGCGAGTTAGACAACGACCGCCTCCCAACAATCATCCTGGTCATATTCAAACACCAACCCGCGCCCCTTTGTTAAACATTGAAACAATATATGACAATGCCCGCGCACAACCACTAACAACGGCAACCGATGTTCTGCACCCAGCACCAGACACACAAGGGTTTGACCCAATACAATACATGTCACAGCCCGTATATGAGTTTATAGCTGAAGATCCGGCCGCCAATTTTGCAGTTGTTATACAAGGCAATTGGTATCTACTTAATGCAAATGATGTATTGACACATCAGGCCCAAAACCCCAACCTTATTCGCTACCAATGTTATAGAGCAACTTATGAGCTTGCCCCTAATCCAAATAATATTAATATAACCACACCATATATTACACTCCGCGGGTTGGGTATTCCGGCAGGAGGCGTTATACCGCTTGCACAGCTTAAACATGTGCTTAATAATAATAGAACACCGCCATACTTTACAATAATTGATACAAATACTACATTGGTAACCACTATTTCAGCGCAGATGTTTGGCCCCGATGCAAACGCGGTTAGTGCCGCGCATTGCCAAGAAGGACAAGGTCAGCCGGTTTATGAATTACAACAGCTCGCACAGCAGCAACCCCTCGGTCGCCTAGCAGGGGGTGCCTCTCTAAAGGGGGCACACCCTGCCCGGCAGGGCGGTCGCCCACGACAACGTATACAGCGCAGACGTCATCGTACAACGCGCCGTAGAAAAAAATTGACACTTAGACGCACCAAGCAACGAAACACCTAATAAAGATTCTTTGCCTATAATATTATGGTTAAATTTGAAGAAAAAACAATATTTAACAAAGATACATATGAATTCAAATTAACCGCCTTTAATTTTTACAATGGTGTTACAAGTTTCCCCAATGCAGCCGAAATGGATGATGGGGGAGCAGCTGTAGCGGCCGCAGATGATGACCTCCCTACTTTTAGGGTTCAGATGTTTGGTATTAATGAACGCGGCGAAACTGCGAGTATTATTGCAGAGAATTTTGCCCCCTTCTTTTATGTTCGCGTCCCCGATAATTGGACAGTTACTCATAAACAAGAGTTTTTACTACATATTCGCCTGAAAATGGGGAATTATAATAAAGACACCCTACTTATTGACGATTGCAAAATAATAAAACGTCGCGACTTTTACGGGTTCGATGCCGGGCGCGAATATAAGTTTCTTAAGCTCGTATTCGCCAACTTAACTGGATACAATAAGGTCAAAAACTTTTGGTATTCACAAACCGAAGACGGCATGCGGCTTATCCCCGCGGGCTATAAATATAACTCTGCCAATCTTAAAATCTATGAGTCCAATATTCCCGCCATGTTGCGTATGTTTCATATTAAAGACATATCGCCAAGTGGTTGGGTCAGTATTCCATTGAAAAAAACAACATATCGCGGATCCCAGCATTTTACCTTTTGCGATTATGAGTTTTGTATCAATTATGACCATATTGTCCCTTTGAAGAATAAAGATACGCCGGTGCCTTATAAGTCAGTCAGTTTTGATATTGAGGCTAGTAGTAGTCACGGTAAGTTTCCTTTGCCGAAAAAGTCATATTGGCTATTGGCAGAAAATATTTACGACTATTTTGAAAAGTCTGCGGGCACCACACAACCGTCCCGCACTACAACCGCCGCCTTGCGCGAATATTACAACACTGAATTCACTGCAATCCTTTTGCATGCCTTTGGCGTTGTCCAACGTCCCGCATTTGGTACAAAGGTAGGTGAAAGTGTGATTGAGCGCGTGTTCCCGAAAGGGCGCGCCGCAATAACTGTGCGTCAAGTAAAAGAGTGGGCCAAAAAAATCATTGCAATTAATGGTAATAAGGGGCGCTCCCTTATTGGTTCCAAGAAAAACACAATTGACGAGCTATTTCAACGTTTTGCGGCATCTGAAGCCCGGTTTGCAGGCGACACAGCCGGAACGGGCGAAGATGATGACGGAGGAGAAAATATCGACCCCAACTTTTGCGAGGATTATGATAATGTCATTGGCGGCATTAGCCCAGGCGACACCGCATTCCCCGAAGAAGAATTGGCATATTCTGCCAATGATGCTATCACAAATGATAGTGATTCGGCCATGCTTGATATTATTGGCGCGATTACCGCGGGTATTGTTAAAAACCGGCTCGCCGTGATTAACGACATCGCGCGTCTTTTGACAACCGACATTTTACCACCCCTTGAGGGCGATAAAGTCACCTTTATTGGTTCAACTCTTATGCGATATGGTGAAAAAGACCCATATCTTCAACACATGTGTGTTCTTGGAACGTGTGAAGCGATGCCCGACACCGCCAATGGTGTGGTCGAAACCTTTGCCACTGAACGCGAGCTCCTTCTTGGATGGGTTGCCTTTATGCAACGCGAAAACCCCGATATCGTTTATGGGTATAACACCGACGGCTTCGATTGGGAATTTATGTATCATCGTGCAGACGAACTCGACTGCCTTGACGAATTCCTCCAATTGGGGCGAAACAGGGGCGAAATATGCACTGGCGACAGTCGCGGAAAAACCTCCCAATATACCCTAAGCGAAACTAACCTACGCATTGCCACCGGCGATTACCTTATGAAATATGTATCTATGACCGGGCGCATGCAATTCGACCTTTACCTTTGGTTCCGGCGCGAACATAACCTCGACTCTTATAAACTCGATGATGTCGCCGGACACTTTATTAGTGACGAAATTTCCCGCCTTAATTATGACCCCGACACCGATACAACTACTATACATACTAAAAATATGACAGGACTTACTGTGGGGAGTTATATACATATAAAGGAAGTTGGCAATAGTGCCGATTATTACAATGGCGGTGAAAAATTCGCGATTGTGTCAATCGGCCCTGGTGCAAAATTCACTATCACAGGCAACCCAACGCCCGACGCCGACAAACTCCTTAAATGGGGATTGGCAAAGGACGACATTACCTATCGCGAACTTTTTGAGCTTTCAAATGGGTCCGCTGCCGATAGGGCTGTTGTAGCCAAATATTGCGCCCAGGATTGTAACCTTGTTCATTATCTCATCAATAAAAACGATATTATTACCGATTATGTTGAAATGTCTAATATCTGTTATGTCCCTATCAGCTTTTTGGTTACCCGTGGGCAAAGTATTAAACTCCTGTCCCTTCTCGCCAAATTTTGCTCAGAACGCAAAACCCTTATTCCCGTTATTGAAAAACGCATGGATGGGGGATATGAAGGCGCAATCGTGTTACCGCCAAAGTGCGGGTTTTATGCAGATATGCCCATAGCAGTCAATGATTTTAATTCACTTTATCCTTCCTCTATGATTAGTGAGAACATCTCGCATGATAGTAAGGTATGGACACGCGAGTATGATTTGACTGGGCGCCTCATTCGCGAAACAGGGGTAAAAGATGATACGGGCGCGTTCATGTATGACAACCTTGAAGGATATGACTATGTCAATATCACTTATGATACATACAAATGGGAACGCGACCCTAAGAAACCTTCGAAGAAACCGACAAAGCGCAAATGCGGGACTAAGGTATGCCGTTATGCACAATTTCCAGATGGCCGCAAAGCCATTATTCCCGCCGTGCTAGAAGTCCTTTTGGGCGCTCGTAAGAGCACTCGTGCATCACAGAAAAAAGTAAAGGAAACCGACCCTGCGCGCTGGCAAACTTTAGAAGTTCGTCAGCTCAATTATAAGAAATGCGCAAATTCAATCTATGGTCAATGCGGCGCATCTACCAGTCCCTTTTGTGACAAAGATATTGCTGCATCTACAACCGCGATTGGTCGGCTTAATATTACTTATGCAAAACGCATTATTGAAGAGGTTTATAATACAAAGGGCAGCCCCGAAGGCGTCTTTTGCAAATCCGCCGTTGCCCACAAAAAATGGGGCGAGGAGGGGATTATTTCACATGCCGAATACATTTATGGCGACACCGATTCTATCTTTTACACATTCAATATGACTCGCCTTGATGGCACACCCATCAAGGGCCAGGATGCACTCGAAATCACAATTGAGCTAGCACAACAAGTGGGCGACCTGGCATCCTCCTTTTTAAAATGTCCCCATAATTGGGAATATGAAAAGACATTTATGCCGTTCTGCCTGCTTTCGAAAAAGCGCTATGTTGGCATGTTATTTGAAACTAACCCACACAAGGGAAAGCGAAAGGAGATGGGGATTGTTTTGCGAAGACGCGACAATGCCCCGATTGTAAAAGATGTATATGGCGGCATTATCGATATCCTTCTTAAAAAGAAAGATATTATGAAAGCCGCGGATTTCCTTCGCACTCAACTGCGCGAAATCGCTGACGAACGTATTCCTATGAAAAAACTTGTGATCACAAAGCAATTGCGGTCCAGTTATGCCCGCCCAGAGCAGATTGCCCATAAAGTGCTCGCCGATCGTATCGGTGAGCGCGAACCAGGCAACCGACCAAAACCGGGTGATCGTATCGATTTTGTTTATATTCAAAACCCGCGCGCCAATGCGCTTCAGGGCGACAAAATCGAAAACCCCGGTTTTGTATCCCGGTCCAGCGAAATTAAAATCGATTATGCCCATTATATTACAAACCAAATTATGAAACCTGTGCAGCAGGTATTTGCTCTCGTTCTTGAAGACATTTGGCGAATACAAGGGAAACAGGCCAAGCTGAGTGCCTTTAAAAGGGACTTGGCGGCTGTTGCAAATCGCGTACGCGCTGAAGCACCCCCTGTTGTCGGACATACTACAAAAGAAGACCGACGCGAATGGATTGAAACAAAAACCGCCGAACGCACCGAAAAACTCAAAAATGACGAGGTTTATCATCTCCTTTTTGAATCCTTTGTTCGCGACCTGACTAATAAAAAGTTGGGTAATCAACCAATTACCGCATTCTTTCAGACTGCTGCCGCACCTGCTGCAGCGCGACCGGCCCTTGCACCTGTACCTTTAAAGGAGCGCACAATGAATCCGCCACATGGCTCTGCCTCTGGTTCTATATTTGCTGTGCAAACCCCCGCAACAAAGGCAACTAAAATTGTCCGACAGAAAAAACGCATTGTGGTTGAATAAATTCCCCACATACAATATGTCGACCCTTGTCAATTGTATTATTCTTTTCTTTTTAGCCATGTTGATATATACCGTCTTTAGTAATGGCAGTGGTGCGGGCAGGTTTCTTACTCAAGAAGGGCTCACCGATATGTCGGGCAACGGCACCAGCACTAGCACCAGTGCAAAATCGGGCGTTGCAGGAGGCGCAACGGGATATTTAGCATCAATACAAGCCAAAGTAATACAATACCAAGACCGCTTTTTGATTTCCAAATATCGCACAGATTATGAAAATACGGTTATAAAGTTGGGCGACCTTGTCGATGCGCTAATGCTTGATGCGGCGCTTAATGTCGACCCTACAAACCCAATGCCGGCTTTAGGAAAACTAAACACCCTCAATGGCACCCGATTGGCACTCAATAATGTTATAAAATACATTGATGCATCGCACTAAGGTGTATGAGAAAAATCACCTGTGTATTATAATGCAGATGCAATAACGGGCTTAGGTGTAATTTGATATACCCCGCTCCCGATCATCTTTATGCGGTCAGGATATTTATTAAACAATGCCTCACAATGTTCGGCATTGTTTTTAAAATCACACAATTTCAATATTTCTAAATTATGCGGAAATAGTCGTGTACTTTGCCACGATTCTTCGGCGATATCCTTTATTATAAGTCGTTTTACAACATGTTTATGCTCTTTATTGAACATTAGGTATTGAGCAAAATAACTATAATAGTCCCATTTAATATTAGGCATACTTACATTTGTCAATGGTGCGTCAGGATGAAATTTAAAGTATGGTACATAATTAGTCCCAGAACTAGAACTTAGTAGGACTTTCATACATAATATATACGAGTAACAGTGTTTAGTATAATGTATTCCTTTCAAATTATACTCAAAATGGGTCAATTTGCTGAACCGGGATAGATCAAATACGATATGGTTATTATTTTCAATATAAACATAAATGGGCTTAATTTTGCAAATCCAATATAATAAGTTATAATCCACTGTTATTTTTGATACATCGGCATCCAAAGTATCAAAATACTGTTGTAGTTTTCGGATAGAATATCCAATCATTCTTTTGCGAATAAAAGTACTAAGGGTCATTATATTCGCGGATGTATGGTATATGCAAAGAGTTTGTTATTTCATTTTTTTATATTTACATCATATCTCTCAACCAACATAAAGCCACCTCGCCTTTATAATACATACCCATTGCGCCCGTCAGCCACCTCACCAACACCCAATGCCACCTAAGATACAGACAAAGCCGCTCGAGGATTCGCACTGTGGCGAATATTTCAAACTCACTGCACAATATTTAGAGGAATATGGTCCAAATACTGTGGTTTTATATCAAACCGGGAGTTTTTTAGAGATTTACACATATTATGACCCTGCAGCCGACATGTATTATGGTAGTCGTGCGGTTGATATTGCCCGCATGTTAGACCTTAAACTGGCCAATACAAATAGGGTTTATGTTGATCCGCGCACAAGGAAAGAAAAACACGTCTATATGAGCGGGTTTAATGTCGACTATTCGGCAGAAAAATACATTCGCCAACTCCAAGAACTCCATTTTACCGTCGTCATTTTTCTTGAAGATCCACAAACAGAGTCCGATCGCGCCCGTAAAGCACCAAAAACCCGATCCCTACATTCTATCGTTTCCCCTGGCACATATTTGGCCACTGCAACTGATGATGCCGCTACACCTGGTGCCCTAACAAACAATATCGCATGTGTCTGGATTGACCGTAAAATCCCGAAATCCGCCGCCACATTTCGTCTGCCAACACAAACAACTACCCCCCAAGTCTTTATTGGTATTGCAATGGTCGATGTATTTACTGGTGCCACCTCTGTTTTTCAATATAGCGAATTGAACGCCAACACTAAAGATATGAAGGCTTATGATGAATTGGATAATTTCCTACACATTAATCGCCCAAATGAAGTCATCTTTATCCATAATGTGGATATTACGCCTATTATTCAATATCTCGAGCTTGATAATGCACTGGCGCCCCTTATTCGCCGCGTTGATATTGACGCTGAAGGCGCGACAACTGCAGTGCGTGCTCGTAATTGTGCCAAACAAATATATCAAGCCGAGGTTGTGCGAAAGTTTTATACCGCCGATGCTGCCCCTGCAACATTTGCGATAATTGACCCGCACGAACTGGCCGCCCAAGCTTTCGTGTATTTACTCGAAGACATTTTTCGCCATAATCCTAACCTTGTGAAAAAACTTGCTCCGCCACAATTTGAAAACCATTCTGGCACCCTCATTCTCGCCAATCACTCCCTTAAACAGCTCAATATGATTGATGATGGGGTAACAAGTAATGATGCGACTGCACCCCGTTTTTCATGTGTAGCCAATTTTTTAAATATGTGTGTAACTCCCATGGGTCGCCGACATTTCAATTATTCCCTTTTTCACCCCTCTTATCCAACCACAGACTGTAAACGCGCTGCATTACAAGCCGAATATGATATCACTGAAACCCTTTTGCAAGATGTATTCAATGGCGAACACGCCGTCGACACATGGAAAATGGCACTTGCAGGCATTAAAGACTTGGCTAAATACGAACGCCAAATACTCAACCACAAAACACCACCGGCCACTTTTTACCATATTCACCAAAACATTGCCCAGACCCGCACACTTTTGGATATCATTGAAAAAAACCCACAACTTGCCCATTATTTTGTAACCTACAAAGATATCGCAGCGCCGACGGTCATGCAAGCAATGGATTGCATCACTGCGGCCATTACCGCACATATTGACTTGGATGCGGCGGCCACCATTACACATACCCATGCAGAATACACAACCCCCTTTATAGCACACACTGCTTCCACCGCTATTAAGGTCGCTACTGAGAATTATAACACTGCCATCGCCCAATTGGCCGCACTCAAAACATATTTAAATAGCCTCGGTGCGCCCGATGCAGTGACAGTATGTGAAACCGATAAAGAGGGGGTAATTACTCTTGTAGCAACTGCCCGTAGATGGGCGCTAATCGAATCGGCACTCCCACGCACACCTACTATAATCGAAGGCACCACTATTACGGCCAGTAAGGGAATGTTTTCCTATGTCAGTATAAGTTCTAAAGAAACGGGGGCAAAACAGCGGCTACAATCAGCCGATGTAGATACCCTTTGTAGTCGCGCGCGCATATATAAAAAGGACCTAATAGATTCCAGCACGGACGCATACGCGCGCTTTATTTCCTATTTTGAAAGCACCTTACTCGCCGACCTTGCAACGGTTAGTGCATTTATAAGCACAGCCGATGTGATTTTTGCAAAAGCTTCCCTTGCATATTCTTATGGGTATTGTAAACCAAAGCTGGGGGGTGGCGCATCATATATACAGGCTGAATGTCTAAGACACCCGCTTATCGAACAAATCCTAACCTCATCTTTATATGTCCCTAATAACTTAGCGGTGGGCGCCGCAGCCGACACTGCAGCAGCTATAACACTGGAAGAAAGGGCTGCCACGCGACCACAAAGGATGCTAAGCATGGCTACCCACAACGGGGATAGCCACACCACGCGACCACAAGGGATGCTACTTTATGGCACAAATATGGTAGGAAAAACGAGTTTTATTAAATCTGCAGGAATAGCCATTATAATGGCACAAGCCGGGATTTATGTGCCAGCAACATCATTCGAATATTCCCCTTATCAATATATTTTTACCCGCATTCTCGGCACCGATAACCTTTTTAAAGGCCAATCCACTTTTGCAACTGAAATGCTCGAACTCCGCACAATCCTGCAATTGGCGAACTCGTCAAGCCTCGTTATTGGCGACGAACTTTGCTCCGGAACAGAAACCGCCAGTGCAGTCGGTATTTTTATGTCAGGGGTGCGTCATCTCTACCAAGCAGGGGCAAGTTTCCTTTTTGCCACTCATCTTCACGAACTCGCCAATTTCCCCGAGTATTTGGCGCTCATGCCGCGCATGCGGATGTGTCATATGCGCGTCCATTATGACCGCGTAACCGATGCCCTTGTATATGACCGCCAGATATGCGAAGGATCGGGGGATACAATGTATGGTCTTGAAGTGTGCGCTTTCCTAAAGATGCCCGATGTGTTTCTCCAACAAGCATACCAATACCGCGCCGACTTTATAGCATCCGCAGAACCCGATATTTTGTCCCTCACCCCATCACGATATAATACTAAAAAACTAAAGGGGACTAAATGCGAAGCATGTGGCGCAGCGGTCAGCACCGAAATTCATCACACAATTGAACAACATACTGCTAATCCGGCCGGCCTTGTAACAACCCCACATGGCGCGCGCATACATAAAAACCATCCCGCTAATCTTGTCGCCCTTTGTGAATCCTGCCACCTTCGCACTCATGGGCGCGGTCCTGGGGCGAATACCTAAAATTCCCCCTTTATGGTTTATTTTTTACCGGCTATAGCACCCGGTGCTAAGTCGGTAGAAAATAAACCTGGGTAGCAATATTATTTTTCTCCCTAAATGAACGCACCCCTTCGCCCCGCCGCCGAAAAAATTGAAATGGATGCGTGCGATAATATAAATATATAATAATCAGTATTATTATACATAGTAAAATGATACCTGTAAGATGTACCGGATGTGGCCGCCCTATTTCCTGTAATTGGACAAGTTATTGCGAAGAAGTGCGCCGACGCAAGTTGGCTAAATCGGAAGATTTAAAGAAAATCGTATATTTATCTAAGGAAAATCAGGAGAAAACGGTTGAAGGTCATGTATTAGATGAGCTACAAATGAAATCAGATTGTTGCCGCATCACCTTTATTACCGCCGTCGATTCTTTGGGTGTCTAGACCGTCGTCAATCCTTACGCCCGCCATTTGTGCAATAACCCGGACAGGTATAACCGCCAAATCGGTGGTGCTGTCTAAAGTACTATAGGTCATAATGAAGTTGTCATTATTTTCTATCATTCCTATGCAATATTCTACACGTCGCCCGCGAAAGTTAAAGGGCGCGCTATATCCCACCAATTCCATTGCAGGAGTAAAAACAACAAAACAATGTAGATAATGGCGTTTGCCATCTACCGATGAAATATGATGCAGATGAACGATAAACCAAATGCGGTCTTTATAAGTCACCCCGTTTGTTGAACCGCGGAATTTGTCGAATATTTTGGGCATTGGGGTTGTTTTCACAGTTACCAGTTTATCGCCCTCTGTGCGACATATGTGGAGTGGCGCCCATTTATATATTATATGTGGCGCTGCCTCGGATGCCTCTGCTGGCGCTCCCATCCCCGCGCCATCAAACATAACCCAGTTTTTTTCCCATCCGCCCGCTGTTTCAAACGCAGGAGTAACAGATAAAGGGGGATAAGCGGGGGCGGCTAAGTCAGCAACCGCACCCATCACAATCCCTATTTTTTCGTCGCGATAATATGACCCTGTGTATTTTACCTCGCCTGTTTGGGGAACAACAAAGAGTCGAACGTCTTCTATGCCATTATAAGGCACATTGCGCGGTTCCATTGGTACCCACTTCTCCGCCAAGGGGGAGAATTTGCGGTCTAGATAAACTACTTTATTAAGTGTCATAATATCCGGGCGGCCATCATTGCTTATAATATTACCGTCTTCGTCGAGGTGATAATTGACCGCGCGAATATTTACTATAAAATGGGTGTCCTTAGGGACGCCTTGCGCATCCGTAGGGATGCACGACTGTGTGTCCTTAGGGATTGTGTTGTCTCCCAAAGGAGCATGTATTATAGTGGCCGATGAGGATTGAAGACGACATGCTTGTCCGCCAATGTCGATTATGGTTGCAAAGGATAAGGGGGCATGATACACGCAGGCTTGGGAACAAAGGTTGCGCACCGTAATACGGTCGATTTCAGACAGTGCAACTGCACTGCGACGCACAGGGGTTCGCGCTCTCATATATCGTCGGGATATTAAAAAATTGAATCATTGGCGGTGTTTTTAGTTTATATTAATCTTCTCCCTCTTGCATAAAAATAAAGCAGAAATGGACGAAATATTAGATTTATCACATAAAAATTTAACTGTGTTGCCAGATGATTTACCATCCACTTTAAAAGAGCTTAGGTGTTATAATAATCAATTAATATCGCTTCCAACTAATTTACCAACTACTTTAAAAGCGCTTCGGTGTTCTAATAATCAATTAACATCGCTTTCAATTAATTTACCGACTACTTTAACAGCGCTTTCTTGTTGCGATAATAAATTGAAATTATTACCAGATAAGTTACCAGCCTCCTTAGAAAGGCTTTGGTGTTCTAATAATCAAATAACATCATTGCCGGACAATTTACCGTACGCCTTAAAACGGCTTTTGTGTAACAATAATCAAATAACATTATTACCGGATAATTTACCAGACACATTAACCCGGATTACTTTGTATGGCAATCCATTAGAAGAAAATTACCCCCCTTATATTTACTTTTACACCTGACCGAGCAAAAGAAATTATCGCCTATGTTCGTGAATGTAATGCTAAGCATGCCATGCAGCGAGCTCGCGAGCGGCTGGCCATTATTAACGCCGGCAATGTATTATTAGAGAGATATATGCGTCGCAAGATGCATCCGGACAACTTTAAAGTCCTCCTCGCAGATCCAGATATAGATGTTGATGAATACATGACGCAATATGTTGATGCTTTATAGCCCAAAAATAGACAACCCCACCCCCACCCCTTACATATCATCATATGCGTCATAATCGGTTGGGATAAATGCCCAATGTAAATCGGCGCATATTTTTTCCCAAATGTTGTCATGTTCAATAAGTTTATGCGGATCCTTTATTTTATTGAAATGTTTAAGAAAATGATAATGCCCCCTGCGTTCGCATAATTTAAACGCGGTATAGTTATAATTCAAGAAATTCTCCCGATTTTCGGGACAATGACGGAAATATGGCATTTGCAGGTCATTGAAATCGTTATATAACTCGTCCTCTAATTCGCGAGACATGATAATTGGCTTTATGCCCAATTTGTGTTTAATAAAGGGGACGTGTTCATAATATTTACTATCATAGCCGAGTTTGCAAAGGATTGCACGCATTGTTTCATTTGTGAGGTTTTTACGCTGTATGCGCTCGCGGGTGATTTGGTTGTCTATTTTAAGGATAATCTCATCATCAATATGCGTCGTTTCTTTTGCTTGAAATTGCGCTAATACTTCCTTAAAATGATTAACGCGCTTATAAGCATAAAAGCTAACATCTTTGGGTGTTTCCTTGTATGACGGTTTCTCATTTTCTACCAAATATGGAAATGTATGCGAACATTTATTACAAATGACGATGCCTTCGTCTTCATAAGGGATTAGTTCGCCCCTAATACATATTTTACATTGGTCCGCAGCGACAGTATAATTTGCAATATCAATTAGCGAATCATCGACATTGGACAAATATTTTGAAAGTAATATGTTGTTTTGCTGCATTTTACTAATTGTGGTGTTTTTCGGGTTTCCATCTTCCTCCCCTGCTGGCGATATTTTAAAGAATGACAACATTTGTTTATTTTTATCGGTTAACAGATTGACCGTTTGCGATGTCTCAATGCTCTTTTTATTCTCAAAATAGTTAAAAACCAATCGTGCGTTATCATTGAGATATTTGGTTTTCTTGGCATTAAGCCCCTTTATTTGTGTCTTTACATCGTCAATTGAATCCTGTATTTCCAACCGTTCGTCTATAGAGGCGGCATTTTGTTCGGCAACGGCTAATTGTTGCTTTAAATCGCGCAAGGTTTGTTTTAATTGAGGAATAACCACGGTATCATTATTATTAAATTCTTTTAAAAAACCCTGATGTTTTGTGTCCAGTGTTATAAAACTTTTATTTGGTTTAGCAGTTGATGAGGATGCTGCTGTGGCAGCACCGGCTGTTTTCTGTTTAAAAATTGGCATCTAGGAGAAAGGGGGGGCTATACTATATATTTTAACTTATGTAGTTTATTTAACCCTTATTTAGGGCGCAGGTGCGTTGAGTGCATTTATATACCTAAAATCGCGGGCACCGGTAAATTGGCTTTATGTTCTTTTGTTCCGCAAAGGTGTTTTAGGCGCCAGTAAATTAGCTTTATATGCTTTCGCTCGCCGCGAAAGCGAGCATTATATGTATTGGGTGTCGCAAGACACCACATTAATAATCAGATATATCTAATTATTAATGTAATATAAGACGGCACCTTGCGGTGCCCAATACACATGGCTCGCTTTCGCTCGACCGCGAAAAAACCCCCAAAATCCCGTCCCCGTATAAAATATACAATGAGTACATACGAGTTTAAAATCGACATAGAGGACCTTTTACAGCGCAGTAATATTGCAATAGACGCTTATCAGTTTCAAAAGATGGTCATCATATACAATGCTGTCAATGATGGTTGGACAGTGCTTAAAAATGGTCAAAATTACGTGTTTCGCAAAGCACATAATGGGCAACAAGAAATCTTTAATGAAAAATATTTAGAGCGATTTATACAACAAATGAGCTCCCGATAATACTCTATGAAACACCCCCAAAAGACCCTAAACACAAATATGTATATTATACTACATGGACAAACAATCCGCCCTTACCCTTTTTTCAAAAATCGAACCAGAACTCATCGCAGATGGCTATGTTGGATGGTTTGCTGTAATATCTAATATTGCAACATCGGCGATTGCTTTATATGCCACCGACGACGAAGCATTTAATGCCGCCGATGACATGACCCCAAAAGGATGGGTCGCGCAAATCGGCGAACATCTCTTCATTCGCTAACGGCTCTCTTCGCTCGCCGTGCGCAATGCGCACGGCATCTCTTCGCTCACAACTAGAAAAACAATATAAGATTATTATTAATATGTATTATATTAATAATATGGCAACAACCCTTGTTTTAGACTATAAAAAGGCGGCGCAATTTGCTAATATTCTGCAGATTTTCAAAACAAACAGCGAAAGTATTGCCTTTGTTATGCGCGATGATTATGTGCATATTCAAGTGATGGATAAGTCGCATGTGTGTTTATGTGAATCCAGACTTTATTATACATGGTTCGCCACTGGCACCGAGCCGCCTGTGGGCGATGAAGCCACCTTTGTAGTCGCCTCGGCAACCATTCATTCAATTATTGCATCTCTTACCACCGAACAACAACGTTGCCAAATCCAATTCGACCCCCAAGCCGATACTTTTACAATCGACATATTGCACGCGGTTACCAATAAAGAGAATATCGACAAACATTATACATTGCCTTTAATAGGCACCGAAACCCAGATGATTAATGTAGTAGATGGCGAATATGTTGCCGAATTTACAATCGGGGTAAAAACATTGGCTGATGTGTTGGCCCAGATGACCCTTTTTGGTGCAGCCGTCCGATTTCATTGTAATGAAGAAACTGTGCAAATTGCCAGTACTGGTGATAAACAAAAGGGCGCACTCGAAGTCGCCATTAATACCGCAGATTTTGAAGAATTCGCAATCGATGAAGCCGCCGATATTGCGCCCGTTTTTAGTCTCACCCATCTTACAAAAATGTGCATTACTACTAAACTGGTTGCCGAGGTCAAGGTCTTTATTAGTGACGAACGCCCTATGAAAATTCTTTATTTATTAGGGGGTGGTGGGGGTGATGCCGCCACCGATACTGAAAGCATCGTACAATTCCTTTTAGCCCCTAAAATCGGCGACGATGATGATGACTAACCTTTATCGACATATAAATCTCCTTACTCATATGCGTCAAAGGTTATTTCCTCTACGGGGTTTTTCATCGACATTGCGGGGGTGCACGGGTGCCCCCGCAATGTCGATAACCCCTAAGGCACCCCCCCCCCCAAAAAATGACAATAGAGCTATATTGTCATTTTAAATGTATATGAACCAGATTGTGCTTCGTAATGAGGTTGTCTTTCGAAACGCAGCGCATGGCGAATATGCAATCACTGTTACAGAACCGGCGGATGTTTTTGACCCCGAACGCATGGAACCATACCTTAGAGAGGCCGAAGAAGCTCACCTAAAGCATTATACATGGGACGATATTGTTACTATTAAAGTGCGATGTTTGGATGTTTCCGGTGGCGTTATAACGCAGTTGCCGCTCTCATTAGAAACACTGCACATAAATATATCCACCTTATCGGGGCTTTTTATTTCTCCCGAATGCACACGCATTTATGACATTCAAATAATACAGTCAAATATGCATATTATGCCCGATGTGACACATTTAAGCGCACTTGTGGTATGTATTATTGGTTGTTCTAATCTTGAAATAATCCCCTTTGCTGCGGATCAGTGGCCGGCATCTCTTAACCATCTCGACCTCGGCGCCAATTCTTTTACATCATATAATTTGGATATAATGTCGACCCTTCCAAAGAAGTGTTATATTAATTTGTCCGGTAACGAGCTATCTATTGAAAGGCTGCGGGCAAATTATTGGGCACATCAGGGGTATCGGATTGATTTTGGTGTGGCGCCGGCCGCCGGAACACGCAATCGCCTACAAGCAATGCAATCGACATATCGATTTAGCCCTGTTACACCGGATTTAATACATTATTATACTGCCCGTGCACATTTGGGCGCACAGCATCCACGCGCACACAAGAACGTTATTCAACCCCTCGCAGGGACACAAACTGTTCATGTATCATCTATATGTGACTCTGTAACACGTTCGGTATGCAAAATCCGCAAATTAACCGATGCCAAATATACTACAACCCAAAAGGATGCGCTTATTTCCGAATTTATCCGCGCCGCATATAAAACACTCCCGGTATCGGCCCCCTTTTATAAACGCATTTTGGCCTTTTCAAATTTATATACCGCATATAACTCCCAAACTATTGACTTTATCAATCTAAACAGCAGAATAACGGACATTCACAGCCCTACAAAAACAACTTATGGCGAATTGCTTGCGCGTGTATGGATACTTGTGCGCGACCATCCACAACGCGACGATTTCCTTGTTAATGTAAAATATGAAATACAGGAATCAGTAGGATATTGTTTTACAGGGCGCTTTAATCGGCTCGTGAATGCACTTATTGGGTTTGTAGATGGTGTGACCGTCGGCATATCTGTCAAAGAACAGCTTCAATTGGAAATGGGACGGCTTATTGCCTCTTTAGGGAACGGCGATATTACATTTGATAAATGTATGGTCGAATTTACCGCACTTTTTGATGACCCATTAGTGGCTGCCGATGGGAGTATTACAAAGGCATATAAGGATGCTTGGATTATGGCACTCGATGATTATCGGCCAGAGCCCGACCCCGAACCCAAACCTGAACATAAGCCCGATACTACAGATGCAGCCTCAGCCATGGCACCCATCCTCGCGTAAAAATACAATACATTAAATTTGTTGTTAATATACACGATAAATGTATATTAACGGCGTGTATATTAACCCCCTTCATGCGGCAGGTGTGTTTATTATCATCCTTTTTATTTATATTCAAATCCAGTATTATTATAAAGTCACTCCCGATGAAAATGCCAATATTTATGAATTAACACAAGAACTACCCAAAAAGCAGTTTGACCGGGTATGTGATACTGACCGCATCCCCTTTGTATTTGCCTTTTTTGAAACCCCTGCCATTCTCCGATTTATGGCGGCCACTGATTTTACTACATGTAGTACGGTCCCCATTCACATTCGACAAGGCACCGGTGCTGCATCTGCCGCAGCCGGCTTTAAAACTGTCCCCTTTATTCGCGGCATGGAACTTATGAGTGGTGCGGTGGGCCCTGCCCCTGCCCCCATTCCGAATGTGGTAACCGAACGTAATAGCGAACTACTAAAGGCGCTTCATATCTCGGCTTTTCTAAAGCGCCGGGATGCATACTTGCGTCCTGCCCTATGTCAATACATCGATTACGACCTCCTTATGGGCGCCCCTGGTTCGGCTACCCCCCTTCGCTATGAAATCAACCAACGCACATTTTTTATGGTGACCGAAGGCGTGGCATACATCCGGCTAGTACATCCGGCCACCGCTGCTACCGAATTCAGACCCAACGAGGAAGCCGACATCGATAACCGGCTTATGGAATATCGCAGTCAAGCGAACCTTTGGAGTACTCGCACCGCCCAACGCATCCCTTGTATGCATCTTACTGTTAAAGCGGGACAGACAGTATATATCCCACCCTTTTGGTGGTATACAATACAATTCATACAAGGACCTGGCACGCGGGTTTTGCGGTTCTCTTATCGTAGTATTATAAACTCGCTTGTAATGGCGCCTTATTTCATTTCCCATAAAATGTATGCCTTCTCTGATGGGGGCGCAGCCGATGCTGATGTAGCACCAGTTACAAAAACATCGGTGGGCGGTCTCCCTTCTGCCAAATCGAGTCTGAAAAAGAAATCGCGGCGTCGTAATGTCACTTTTGCTGCTGGCTCGGATGATGCTCCGGTGCCGGCCTCCATGGCCGGCACCCCCGCAATTCCTCCGCCACTGCCTTCTATAACCCCCGCTGCGTCCCCCGCACCCGGCATGACTTCCACAACGTTGGCCTCCGGAGATGAAGGTGTGCCTGCGGCCGCGCCTGTGTCAGATGCTGCCGCTGCAACGGCAGACGACACAACACCTTTGGAAGGCACCCCACCCCCAACGACAGATACCACTTCCCTTTTCGCTCCACCCGCACCACAGATGCACCCATCGGGCTTTGTGATACCATTACATGCACCAATGCCAGACCCAATACCACAACCGGTCGAGCCACCGCAAAACGCCAAATCACCCAACCTCGCTAGGCTTTTAAAACAAATGGAGGAAATGGAGACAATTGATTAGCTTGGCAGAATACCAAAAAAAATGACATAATCCGCGCTGTTTTTTTATATACCTATAAAAAACAACACACCCGCAATGATGCCGACTTTTGAAAACCTCGACCCTAAACTATGGCGTAACCTACCACACGACCTTTGGCCAATTATCAAATCCTACTTTTTGCGCCCATCTATTGACGTGCTACTTTGGCTGGACGCCATTGCAAAGCCCATGCCATTACGCGACGGAGGAATGATTTGGTTCCCAATGTCAATATCTAATGCCCATAGTTTATGGCCATCTAAGGAAAATTTTGACATTAATAGACTCGGTTTATCGCCTTCTACAGCAAATTACGACAATCCACGTAGCATATGCTTTGCCCGTTATCGTAAATACCCTAAAGTCACCGTGTTTGATATATACCAGGATGAAACACAATTATGTATACATGAGCCCCAAAAAGGCGTTAAGTGGCTTGTGAATGCAACTGTTAAATGTCCTACCATCCGATGTAACATTGTTACATCGCATACCACCGCGTGCAATATTATATTACCTGGCTCATTTGAACTATTTATTAATGGTGATATTGTTGAACAAATACTGAAAAATAAAATGATTATCGAAAAGTGCTGGCCGGTGTATCCTGTGTGCCTTAATCTTACTCCGCACCCGGGTTTTACAGAAACCCCACCCACACCACTCATGCGACTATTTGACAACCCGCACAACCCATCGTTACCCCTAAACTGGCTTTGGGAATACATACATATGCCCACTGTGACACACAGTGTTTCACTTGGCCAGTATATTATCGCGCGCGATGGTGTGCGCCGCGCCAATGGGCGCGGCAAAATCACCGCACCGGCACAGTTTTTCCAAAAACTGCAGCGACGATATCGCCCACGCATTGGAAAATGACGCACACAGGGTTTTTTCACCAACCATACCATCCATCGTCATAATCATTTCCTATTGTAAGGTCGCGTCTTCTTTTCCAAAGATCCAATGAGGAGTCACAGTCAAAAACTCCTCGTTGTTGTCGTCGCCAACCGCCAAATGCGCGCATCTCACCCCTTCGCTCTAATTGTTTTATGGACGCCAAAATATACCGCGACATTTTTAAGCGTTGTCCCTCTCCATTATAGTAATGATTAACATAAAAAGGGTCGGTTTGCTTATCTCGCATAGTGTCAATCGCCGACATATGCGCATATTTTGAATGCGGTATGATATTATGTATATTATATATCCATGATTGAAATTTATTTTCCTGATGTTTTATAAATTCTTCAGGATAAATGTGTATATTTGGCACATTTGGGGTATCGCGGCCATATCCTTTAGTCAAATAACTATAGTTGATATTATGAACCAGCAGCACATCATCCATATTTTCGCCCACCAATGACCGGCGTTCAGTTTGCCTTTCATGATGTTCTGCGCTCTTCATGCGCCTTATCTTAACATTATGGTTCTTTTTATGTTGACCAGGGTCAACATCGTTTGATTTACCCATTAGTATATTACATAAATATACTAATACTTTATGTGTAACGCACGCACCCGCCCCCTCCCAAGACGCCTAAATTTACCCCTTTATATAGCAAGATAATATTTCTCCCCTTTTGAACGCACCCCGAAAAAATTGATGTATATGGCGCATTTTTTCTATACCTGCAAAACATACGATGCCGACTTTTGAAGACCTTGACCCTAAACTATGGTGCGACCTGCCAGATGATGTTTGGCAGATAATAAAGACATACATGCTCCGCCCTTCGATGTATGCAAACATTACAATGTATGAATATGATCATGTTTATTATGAATGCCTTAGCTGTGCCAAGTGGGGCACAAGACCATATAAAGAGCGCGGGCTGCATAAATGTAACAACCGCAAATATCGCAAATATTTGCAGTTTTGCAATGGGTTTGAACTTGACACATACACCATTACAACTAGAGTAAATGGATCGATTAATAAAGTATATTCGCGCGAATGTAAAAAATACAATATTGGCGGAGGCATTTATCCTTGTAGATTTGGCACAAATCTCTCCAAATTAGTGATGTTCTTTATTCGATATCGCGTATATCCTAATGTGGTTATATGTGATACATACAATTATTTATATAACAGTTCGATATGTCTTAAACAAGGGTATGTAAGAGAAACATGTGTAAAAGTTGATACTTTAAATTCCACTTTTGTTATTAATCGTGCAACATGGGATAGAATTAAATTAAGCAGTGTCAAAGAAACATCACCCACTGACAAGTACGTTGTTTGGTGCGGTCCAGGCGTTAAGTCTGAATATAATGAAATATCATTTTACTAATGTATATTCTGCAACATTCTGTAATAGTTACAAAAAATTGATGCATATGGCGCATTTTTTCTATACCTGCAAAATATACGATGCCGACTTTTGAAGACCTTGACCCTAAACTATGGCGCGGCCTGCCAGCCGACCTTTGGCCGGCCATCAATCCTACCTTTTGCGCCCATCTACCCCCGCTGTCATTACTTTTAATGCATATAAAGACCGTGACCCCGAAAGTGAGTATTGTGCAACATGTTTTGAGCCATATACTCATTCAAATGGACGCAAATATCTTCGACCTACTTTTAGCCCACACTTATGTAATAAAAACAAATGGATAATGCGCACATGCTTTAATGTTCAAGATTACACGCGGCCTATTGAATATTTTAACCTTGGCGAATTGCCAACATATAATGTAATTCCATTTACAGGCGGGAATGATATCGGATATGCCCAAAACTGCTTTATTAATTACCGCGTGTATCCTAAAGTGGTCGTGTGTGATATGTGTGAGCAGGATTATATATGCAAAGACACATGTGGCGATTTAATATCTCCCAACGATATACATTATTTTAAAAGGCGAGCAAATACTCCGCCTATAGCAACGTTTGTTATTCCTCGCTCAATTTGGGAGACACATAAAAACCGTGTTAATACGCGTAATATAGGCTGCCCATTAACGCCCACTTACACATATAATTACGAATATAATTACAATCTATCATTGGAAACGGCCGAACAACCAACAACACGAATAAAAACTTTCACATGTGATTATTATAGCTGTATTGGAAAATTAGAACCCCCAACCGGTGAAAAATTATAACTACCGACCGGCCGACCCACTGCCGCCACCGCGACCCATTTTATCCCCGATTTTATTAAGCAATTCGTCGTTATATACGCCACGCGGTTTATAACTATCAACCGGTTTATATGTGCGGGCAGTGCGACCGGCCATCCCCGTTTTTCCCCCGCCAGGCACGCCAAATAATTCCCCCTTCGGGTTTCGCCCTACTGCATCCCTCGCCGGATCATCTCCCTCGGCGCCCTCTTCCGCCCCCTCTTCCGGTTGTATTTCCCCTAAAGAATTGATGGTAATGCCGTGCCGGTTTTTTATCTCATGTCGCACATATGCCGGCACCCAATGCGCCCATACAATAAATAGCCACCCTGGATGCACATATCGCACTTTAAAACCATTATCGAGTAGTTCGGTGTATATAAAGCCTGTGCATTCGGCGGCATTATATGCCGGCACTCCCATCATAAAATCGGGCACCTGATACCAACAATACTTTTGCGATTGCTGTGGTGCTGCGCGCGCCTTTGTCTGTATTGCCTTATGTGCTAGACCTAATACACGCTCGTATATTGCCCGCTTTTTCTCATAAAGTTGGTGATTTGTGGTGTATAAGTCGTCTAAATCGATTTTCGATACTTCGATACTACCCTGACGCTCTGCCGCCGAACCCACATTTATACCGCCAATCATAAAGATATCGCCTGCGCCCGCACCTGCGTTTGCATTCATTCTTCTTTAGAAAATACTGTAAGTATATAACATTATAACAAAATAATCCATGACTAGCGCTCGCACAATCCCAGTGGGTATAACATCGCTCATATTATCAGGCGGCGGGCCATCCTTTATACAAACCCTCGGCACCCTTGCGACTTTATATCCCGACCCGGTGGGCGCCCTGAAGGACACTGGCACAATGCAAAACATTCGCAAAATTTATGCATGTAGTGCTGGTGCAATGTGCGCCATCTTTTTCTGTCTTGTGCGACATCACCGGGCAGCCGACACTCCACCCCCACCCGAAAGTGCTTGCACATGGGCAGCAGTCGCTGATTATATTATTGGCCGCCCTTGGGAAGACATTTTTACCATCGACGCCAGCCGTATAATCACGGCATTCGGCACGCGCGGACTTTTTGACCGCGGGACACTCGAAACCGTCTTTGCATCCTTTTTCGAAGTCCTTGATATCCCCCTCAACATCACCCTTGCAGACTTTTACACTAAGGTTGCCCCAATTGAACTGCATTTTTTCACTTTTGAATTACACAGCTTTCGTCTTGTAGACTTATCACGCGTAACACATCCCGACTTACCCCTTTTTGAAGCCCTACATATGACATGTTCATTGCCCATTTTTATGACACCTGTATTGCGGACGGCGACCGCCGAGGTCGCCACCACCCCTGCAACACCAACGCACGAGTGTTATATGGACGGCGGCGTCATTACAAATTACCCACTTCGTCAATGCATCGCTGCGGGCACAGACCCGGCAACCATCTTAGGCATTAAAAACATGTATGACACTGCAGATAAAAGCACCCGCGTCGTATCGCCCACATCATCCCTTTTTGATTACTTTACCGCCTTTGTATTTCGCATGATAGACCGCATAAAAGACCCCGATGATGCTTCGATACCTTATGAAATCCGAAGTCCTACTGAATACATGAATATACATAATGTCACTTTAGCTGTGGGTTCTAAAATCATGCGGCGCAACATGTGGGAGTTTGGCACTAATGTTGGGCGCACTTGGCTTGCCAAACAATCACACGCAGGCAGATGATGCTCTTCTGGTATAAATATAACCGGGTCCTATTAGTTTAATAATTCGCTCAAATCAATCTTACTAAGAATGTTGTTATGATCGGCATGGGGTACCAAAACCAACCGGGCTTTAGGGTTCCGCTTTTGTAATTCGACCGAGTGTCCATAAGGTATAAGTTCATCCTGTTTGCCATGATAAATTTTAATGGGTGTGCGCACTGTGCTAATTCGTTCCCCCGTTGCAAAGGTGTCGCCGCCTATCATAGTATAGCCCATTTGAACCATGCCGCCTACATTGGCCACATCTGGCACTGATGTAAAGGGACTAATAAGAACGACTTGTTTAGGTGAATGTGGGTTGCGATATAATGCGCCAATTGTAATTGCGGTGCCAAGCGACTGCCCCATAAAGATAATGTCGGATATTCCTCCCGCGAGTTTATTGCGCTGTATGACATCACCTATAACATTTTGAAGGGCCTCGACACATGCCCCTTCAGATGGTTCGCCGCTACTTTGACCATATCCGGGATAATCATACAGATATACTGGGGACTGAAGATACATGGCGACCCTATGGGCAGTGGGCAACATAGTATATATATCACATCCATTGCCATATGACCAAATAATGGGAGCAGCCCCCGGACGTATTTTTTTGGGTTTCACTTCGGCTACAAAAATATGCGCAGGTGCAGGCATTGTAGAAATTGAACATGTATCATCGTCGGGGTGTTGTATCATAAAAAACCTCGGTGCGGGGTCATATCCTTCACTAAATCGTACATGGTCTTCAACCGTGCGTGGCGTCGGAGGAAAAAATATATAACGATTGAATAGGCTATTACCCATGTATATCATAAATATATAATATCTCTTCCAAACCCCTCTATCTTAGGTTGTACAAAAAATATACCCAATAACACTAAACGTCCAATTCCTAATATCCAAGCTATAAACATTAATGTTGAATATATACAACAAATACGCTGTATTGTAGTTGATAATCCAATATTATAATAAAATGGAACTATAAGACCCATAGGATATCTAATACGTGGAATCCATCCATCTTCAAATAATCGCCGGGTACGATCTGCATTATTTTTAAACCATGCCAATCGTATTTGGTCATGCATAATCCACACACTATACATATATATTGGAAGCCATCTCCCGAGATAATAAAATATGCCAACAAACATAACATACATTAATTTACATGCAATTGAACTTGGTATAGCAATTTTCTTCCAATTCAATTTATATTTAAATACAACAAGATATGCCGTAATAAAATATAGCGGACCCCAATATAAATAAATTATTTTATTCCACATTGATTCTGACTTGTAAAAACATATACTGTGTAGTGTAATAAATAATAATCCGGGTAACTCTTCTAAAAATAAATTTTCTTTATGTGCGATGAGCTTTGTCTTTGTTATATATGTATTATTTTGTGTAATTAATTTAAATAATGTCCATGTTATAAACACTAACAGCCATATAAGCGCATATTGACAATATGTATCAAAATTATAATAAATCATCTGTTCAATAATAAACAATATAAAGAACTTTTATATTGTTTATGTATGTCATCTATCACTCTACATGAAATAATAACATATGCAAACCAGATTAATAATATTAATAATAATCCATATTTTGTTCAATTAAAAGGCGTGTCACCGATGTCGCCAAACACAACAATAACCCAAACGTTTGTAACATCTCAGGTTGAATTTGCACATGCCATACAACAATGGCCGCCTTTATTAGCCAAGTGTCTGCAAATTTTAGATACACCAAGTGAACGCATGGTTATAGTTGAGAATTTATGGGATGAACATGGGGAAGGCGATGTCGAGTTATCACATATAAATACTTATAATACATATTTAAAATCATTGGATGCAATTGAATATATAGAATTTAGTTGTGACCAATATATGAATGCAACACATGAGTTTACAAACACACTCGATAAAATGCCGTTGCAAACTATTTCACAGCAAATTGAGTATATTGCTGCACTTGGCATGATTGAATACACATATATCACTGTTAGCAACAATATTCATAATTTTGTATCACAATATATACCAACTAACCAGATTATTCATTATTCAATGCATGAAATATTAGATGTATCTCATTCACATAAATTATTTAGATTATTGACAAAATATGATGCGGATATTTTACCTGCAGTATTTGCAGGTATTCGGCGCGGATATGCCGCTTTTTATGAATTATATGCACAATATGCTATATGTTGTCATCCAATATGTCTTAACACAACAACTTCATTGTAAAAGAATGATTTATCGATATATGTTTCCGCACAAATATATAACTTAAATTGTGTATGTTGACACAATACACTATTAATTATATTATACAATGAATTGTCACTATTTAATCTGCGCATAATAACGGCTCCATTGGAACTACATACGCGCGACAATTCGTATAATAATTCACGGATATCATCAACTGTTAACCAGTCTGTAATATTTGATGTTTGAATTAAATCATATTGTCTATCGCGGCATTTTTTAAGATATTCTATAAAATTGCAGTTTTTATATTGTATTTTATTAATATCATCTATAGTTGTTTTTCCAATATAATATGGCACCTCATCTTTATTATATTTATCACATATAATTTGATTGTAAAAATAATTGCAACTAGTATTATCACCATACATCCTGTTGTATTTACTCAATACATTGCGAAAATGATTACTGAAAGATTCTCGAGTTGAGTACTGTACTGCATTTTCTCCAAAAGCAGAAATTAGATTTGTATTGTCAAATACAGTGTCAAAATTAAAGTTTGATTTGACCAATTGTCTAAAAATATGTTCAAATTTACCGCACTGATTAATACCATCATTTAAATAATGCGGATGGCATAACCAAAAATCATAGCATTCCTGTGTAATAAGCCCCCGAGTAAGTAAATCGCGCAGTTTTTGAATGAGAAAACATGACATCCCTTTTTCTTGAAAACATATTAAAATATATTCAATATTTGTAGAATAATGTACACATAATGCGCCTTTTAATTCGCATAAATAAAGCTGTGATTGTGATATATCTACTGCATCGATTTTTATATTATCGTATGTTGTTGCAAGCGTTAACGCTGTACATCCACCGGATGCAATACACAATATGCTTTTGGGCTGAACTATGTTACATATTTCTATCTCAACCGCTGGATCTTCACGCACTTGGGAAAAATTGGGTCTGTCATTTTCATATTCCATTTAAACCGATTTTAATATAGGATTGTATTAATATGTGGAATACAATATTTATATTCTTTATTATAACGGCCTTATGTAGTTCTTGGATATATTAGTGGTGGGTGCATATATTACTTTTAACAACTAATGCCGAATTTATAATATATAACCGGCAATTTAAACAATTTGAAAAACTATTGGGACATTATTATCCTTTTGATGAAAAAAATGAGTTTTGTATAAGCCATGGAGACAATTATATGACATTTTTTGAACGCATGGGAGCGCCATATGTTAATCTATTTTTATCGCATAATATAATTGCCGGTACTGCAATTGCAGTATTACGACAGGTATATGCTGAACCAGTTTGGTATATATGTGATTTAAAGATAGCAAAAGAATGGCGAGGATATTTTATTTCTTTTAAAATGTTAATAAAATCATTATTGTTAAAATTACACCACAAATCTACCAAGTGTTATGCCATTACAATGAATCCAGCCGATAAAATATGCCGGCTTGCAGCTAATATATGGACACCTTATGGCAAATTTGAAAATGCTGGAAATTTACTCATTTTTTCTATAAATGGAGAAACAATGGAGCGCATAGCACCAATAATTCGCCGTCATAAAGGGGAAATACAATATGTATCTTTATCAGGCATAAAAGACATTCTTTTACGGCCTAAAGAAGCTACATCTGAAACTGGGGCACCCCTTAATTTAATTCATGTAAATTTAGTAAAAAATGGCATTAGTTCAAATATAATTCATGTACACGCGATTAATAAAAATGCAACATATATGTTTTGTTTTCATGAACAGGACCCAATTTGCAATGAATTAGGAATCACTACTAATGTCAGTGCTACTATTTTACATATCGGCATGCATTTATCACCGCAACAATGGGATTTTATTCAGACTAGCGAAATATAAGGACAAATCATCCATCTCATATATGTATGCCGAATCCATATATATTTGCGGTGTTACACGCAATTGTGCCCCTCACCTCCCCCGGGTTCTCGAAAATATTGCCACAATTGGCGCCCTTTTCTCACATTTTCATATTATTATTGCAGTCTCAGATGATAGCCCGGCCGACCAAGCCATCCTTCGTGAACACACTTTATCGGCATCAGGTCATCTTACTGTGATAATGGTCCCGCGCGACCCTGCTAAACCACGCACCGTCAATATTGCCCGCGCGCGCAATGCCGCATTAACCACCCTGTGCGAGCTAGCGAGCACAGGGCACCTGCATCCATCCGTATCTACACCCATATCCGCCCCCGCTCCCGCTCCTGCACACTATATTATGATGGATTGTGATGATGTATGTGCCCAGCCTATAAACCTAGCAACCTTTATGGCTGCTTACAATCGTCGCCGAGAATGGGACGCGATTACCTTTGCCCCTACGCCTTATTATGACCTATGGGCACTTTCATCCCCGCCTTTTGTATTCAGCTATTCCAACTTTTCCGGCGGCTGGCGCGCATATATGGCACACATTACGCGCCTGCTCGGGAAAACACCTAAAGGGGAGATAGTGCATGTATGGTCGGCCTTTTGCGGGTTTGGAATATATAAATGGGCTATGTCTGAAGGCATGTATGATGGACGGTGGAAAATGGATTATATCCCTTCTCCCATACTTTCGCGAAACATTACTGCAATGGGAGGACCCATCCGGCGCGCACCACATCCCAGCCTTCCTTTTGGAGAACCTGACGCCGATTGCGAACATCGCCGCTTTCATTTGACGGCGGTTTTTAAACGCGGCGCACGCATCGGTATATTTAATGGGGCATTGTTTGGCGGGGTGGATGCATAAAGGGGGTTAAAGACATTGTGCAATACATATATATAATAATGTCATTTACCCCAGATAATAATATACTTGTGTTTCCATCGACCCAAGACCATCTTTTAACCGAAGAAGAATTTGCAGTACTCAAAGTTCATGTACTGACAAAAATATTCGATAATAAATTTCCTGCACTTTTTATTGCACAAATTATAGAAGTACTTAATGTAATAATTGCTTCATTGGCCGGAAAAACTGATTGTTTTAAATCAAATGATTTTTTACAAAAAGTACGCATGGTTGTTTCCAATACAAATCAGAATAATATATTTTATTATGATGTATGTAACTCAGCAAATTCACTTACTGTAACCGATGCACCAGTTCTTATTAGATTATATAAGTAGCTGGATGTAAATTATTTTTTACAGTCTATTGATAATAAAATCAAATATATGAGTTAAATAAACACATCTTTTTGTTGTATTTATTTAATATGGTGCCGCCTTAGGGTGGCACAACGCTCGCTATGCTCGCTATGCTCGCGGAGCATAAAATTAGCTTTATATTCTTTTCATGGTGGCACGTCGCGCGCGTACGCGGCGTGTACCATGTCGCCGTTTATGTGATTTTCGGCGTCCCTTACGCACCTTCCTTCTGCGACCGCCCAATTTATCTGCGCGCTCACGTAATTTACGCATATCATACTTATCTCGCGCCTTTTGCAAAATAGGCGCAGTTTTTTGTAATTCTCCTAAAAGCCGCATCTTTTCGGTAGTATTTGTCGCAGCTAAAAACCGCTCTTTTAGACGTATAAAGTCATATTGAAGTTTATTTAGTTCGGTTTCATCCGCACCAAAATAATTTGGTGCAATAGAATGCGTCGGCACCTTAGGGAAAGGCCGCACATCACTTTTGGGGACAGAAGGTAATACATAAACTCCGTGCTTGGGTACATCAGGCATCACAGGCGGGCTTTCGTCAAAATCACTCTCCTCAAACTGCATCTATACATTATATGGCGAAAGACGAAATCTAGGATTGTGTCCCATCGCCGGTAGATTGTTTATGATGTAATGCTGCCAGTTTTTTTGCAATTGATGTATTACCCGAACATTTCATCGGATCACGGGAACAATCGGAAGTGTAATTATCACCACTTGTACACTTATCATTGCACCAATAACAAACCCCATCCTTTTGGGTGATGTCGGTTGCACATGTATTACAATCGGTTATATCCTTACATTGTGAAAACACAGTGGGCGTTGGGGTAGGCGTGGGTGTCGGCGCATCGCAATTTTTAGTATATCCATCATCGGGAAATGACCCGCACTTTTTATCAGTCTTGTTCCAGTAACAAATATTGCCAGCACTTTGTATGTATGCATTAGTACATGTTGCGCAGTCCGTTCCCGATGCTTGTGTGCAAGAAGTATATTTAAGCGGCGTAGCGCCGCTACCAGTCATACCTTCATCCCCCGATACAACAACGGCGCCATAAAGTACCAATCCTATTACTGCAAGACATAATATACACAACCCCCAATTATACATCGCAGTTGACTATATAAAAAATTGATATTATAAAATAATATCAATTTATAAACCAACCATACCACTACATAATAAATGAACGTCCCAATAAAGCAAGTCATGCATATCAATACTGTCACAGCACATTGTGCAGAAAAAATCGCGCAAGCCCAACCAATCCTTTTGATACTTGATATTGACGATACAGTGTTTTCAACCCGCACCGGGCAGAACTTAATCGACCCACAAATCCGCAACCTTATGAAACTGGCGCATGAGAACCCGGCACATTGTAAATACCTCTTTTGCACTGCCCGTGAATCCACCCATCATAAACTCACACTTAATCAACTTAATCATGCTAAACTATTGCACTTAGGGTCATTTATTCCCTATAAAGTGCTTCATTCGCCTTATGTAGCATTAGGCGGCGATCCTAACCCGCAACCTACAAAGGGCTATACCATCTTGTCATACCTTCGCGGTAATGATATTGACCCTGTTAATACACACATCGTCGTCGTTGACGACGACGATGAACAAATAGCCCATATACACCAACATTTAAGTAAAACAGAATATGCGGGCAAATACATGCTTTGGCATTACACTGCCGCTTGGGCACAACAGAACCAGTGCTGGGCATAGTGTGCCCCTTTACGGGGCAACGCTATGCTGGGCGACCACAGGGATGTTGGGTGGAGCCACTACCATGCACTACCAAAACTGCCACCTCCTAAAACTGCATTAGCGGCCATTGGTTCTCCAAACCCGCCTCCGCCTTGTGCCAACGTTGGGCCGAGCTCGCGAGGCATCATTGGGGAGAATCCTTCACTACCGCCCCCACCACCTCCACCGCCAGGACTAGCAGCGCCTACTAAAGGCGTTGTGCCTTGGGTGTAGAAATTATTGTAATCAGGCAACTGTTGTTGCTGGGTGGCCTGTGGTGCAGCGGGCATTTGTGGCATGGCTATCGGCATCGCCCCTTGTTGAGCCCCGCCATTACCACCACCGCCCTGTTTTTTCTTTTTCCCACCCGATTGACGTCCTTGCCAATAATCGCTAATACGCATAACAATGATGTTTGCCTTTTCGGCAATCGAGGTATTAAGACTAAATAAGAAAAGCAGGGCTATAAGCACAATCTGAATAATGTTTATGTCTGGATATTCTAAACCACTATAAGTTGGTATATAGGTAATGACCCGATGTATTATTAACAGGGCCATGAAGATTAAGATGACCTGTATGAGTACTTCTAAAACAATTTCAAAAGATGACTTGCGGTCATCAATTTCGGGAGTGAAATGTCGGAGTGTTTTATTCAACCCGATAACAGGTATGATTGCTAAAATGGCATATTGACAGATGTTTAGAAGTTCGCTTTTGGCATCGCCTTCTAGCCCAAACACATGTTTAAAAAAACTCGTTTTAGTGTCATTTTCCATTTTATTGGGTAGTAAGACAATATATATATTTGGAGATATTGTATTGCGGCTTTATAAGGTAGCAACATAAGCTTCCATGTATTCATCAACATCCAAATCGGGATTATCAGCGAGCGCAGCTAGCTTTGATGGATGCATCATGCGACGCATATAGCGTTCAAGGAGCACATTACCGGCGTTTATGATGGCCAGCCGCTCTTTGGCGCGACGTTGGGCATTACACATATTAACATATGTGATTATATCATTTTTATACTCTTCTGCCTCAACCTTAAAAGTAAATATTTTAGGATAATTTGCTTTTAGAGGATTATCAAATAATTCAATATATGTCAATGATTCGGGTAAATCCGGCAGCACTGTTAATTTATTATTAGTACAATATAACTCCGTTAAGGTGTCTGGTAAATCACATTGGAATGATGTAATGCAATTAAATCTACAACTAAGTATGTCTAAAGTGGCCGGAAATTTTTTCGGTAATGATGTTAAACAATTTTTATCACACAAAAGCTGTTTTAAAGTGGCCGGTAAATTATCTGGTATTGATGTTAAGCGATTTAGATTACATGCAAACTCTTTTAAAGAGGCCGGTAAATGGTCTGGTAATGATGTTAAATTATTATTAAAACAATCAATGTATGTTAAGGCATCTGGTAAATGATCTGGTAATGATGTTAATTTATTATTAGAACAATTAAGCATTTTTAAGGTGGCTGGTAAATAATCCGGCAATGATGTTAATTGATTATAAGAACAATCAAGGTGTGTTAAGGCATCTGGTAAATGATCTGGTAATGATTTTAAACGATTACAAGAACACTCCAATTGGTTTAAAGTGGCTGGTAAATTTTTAGGCAAGGATGTTAATTTATTAGCATTACACCTAATATTTGTTAATGCAGTTGGTAAATGGTCTGGCAATGATGTTAATTGATTACGGGTACAGCTAAGCTCTTTTAATGTTGGTGGTAAACTATCTGGTAATGTTCTTAGTTGATTGCGGCCACAACAAAATGTTGTTAAATTTTGTGGCAAGTTATCTGGTAATTCAGTCAACATTTGACCCGATACATTTAAAGTTGTGGCCATTTTACAAGATTATTATTATTTATAAGAAAAAATATAAATAATTTCAATTTTTTCAGTACGTCATAGCGCTGCAACATATGCTTCCATAAAGGTATCGACGTCGATGTCGGGATCGGCAATGAGAGCTTTAAAGTTGTCAGGGTGCATCGCGCGTTGCATATAGCGCTCAAGGAGTACATTGCCGGTGTTTATCACGGCGGTGCGGGCTTGTGCGCGTCTCTGTTCAGCAACATAATTATTAATATCGCCAAATAATGTTGGATATGCAATATTAAGATCTCTTATACCCCAATACCCCTTATATTCAACTCCTTTATATGTAAATACCGGCTGATTATTATAAAATGGATGTGTTTTATAATCGAGACCAAAATAAGAGAACGCGCGCTTTGTTTCGGGGTTAAAAATAGAGCACGCGTTAATCGCAAAATCCATATTATTATGTTTGCCCAGAAAACATAATAATATAAATTATTCAATTTTTTCGGGACATCACAAAGCAGCAACATATGCTTCCATAAAGGCATCGACGTCGATGTTGGGATCGGCCAAAAGGGGCGCAAGCCGTGATGGATGCATTGCGCGCTGCATATAGCGCTCGAGGAGAACATTGCAGGTGTTTATTTTTCGTGTGCGGGCATGCACGCGGCGCATAGAATTGCATTCACGAATATAGGCGATAATTTCTTTTGCTTGTTGGGGCTTAAAAGTAAAGATAAGTGGATAATTAGATTCTAATGGGTTATCAGAACAGTTAAACAATATTAAGGTGTCTGGTAAAGTATCTGGCAATGATGTTAGCAAATTATTTTTACAAAGAAGTTCTTTTAGGGTTGCTGGTAAATGGTTTGGTAATGATGTTATTTGATTATATGAACAATAAAGCTCTTCTAAAGTGGCTGGTAAATTGTCCGGTAAGGTGGTTATTTTATTACCAGAACACCAAAGACGTGTTAATGTGGCCGGTAAATCATTTGGTAATAATGTTATTTGATTATAAGCACACCAAAGTTCTTTTAGGGTAGCCGGTAAATTGTCCGGCACGGATGTTAGACGATTTCCACTACACCGAATCGATTTTAAAGTGTCCGGTAAATCGTCCGGCAATGATGTTAATTGCTGGGATGATATATATAATTCGCGCGGGCGTATTATAATATTTTTTATGTATTTAAATACCCTTTTCATTTTGTCAATGTGTTTTATAATAATGTATGTTTATGCATAAAATTTATCAATTTTTTTCAGCGCGAGGCTCCTAAAGCCGGCCTATGTATATATGGTGAGAAAATATTTTACTTGGGTGGTGACGTGTGGGGCGTGGGGTTCCTAAAGCTTGTTATGTATTGCGATGCTTCATAATACATAACACCGGCCAACTACTTTATGGTTCCTTTGTTACTTTATGTGGTTCTTCACCATGCGGGCTCATCATGTATTGCAACCCATCAACATACATGACACCCTAAAGCCCCAATCATGTATATCAACACCCCTAAACTGCCTAAACACATAGCGCTTAATATTCCACACACCCGCAACAAACAATGACAACCGAGGAAACCCAATATTTCGACCTTTGCCGTCGCATTATGGCAGAGGGTGCAACCGAAGAAACCCGCAATGGACAAACAAAGTCGGTTTTTGGTAATATGATGCAGTTTGACCTTTCAGGCGGGCGAATCCCCTTTATGACCCACAAGCGTCTCGCATGGCGCACATGTATTACAGAACTACTTTGGTTCATCGGTGGTCGCACAGATGTTGCATGGCTCAATGAGCGCGGTTGCCACATTTGGGATGCAAATGGGTCACGCGAATTCCTCGATAGCCGCGGGCTTCAGGATTACGCAGCGGGCGAACTCGGCCCCGTTTATGGACACCAGTGGCGCAATTTTGGGGGTAAATATATTACTAGCTCAATGCGAAAACAGCATTGCGAGCTTCAGCAATCATTGTTTAGCGGTAATCCGGATAATGGGTTGACGATTCAAGACCCCGAAGCCCTTTTTGGTTCCCCATCTGGTATCATGACTAATATTGAAAAATCGCGAGGCCCGGACCAACTCGGACAGATAATTGCCGCCCTTCGTGACCCAGCACAACGCACATCACGCCGCCTTGTGATGTCCGCATGGAACCCCGAACAACTGGACGAAATGGCACTCCCGCCTTGTCATGTAATGTGCCAATTCAATGTTACTGGCGGCAACCGCCTTTCATGCGCCCTTTTTCAGCGTTCGGGGGATGTCGGACTCGGCGTTCCTTTTAACATTGCGTCATATTCGGCCCTGACAATCTTTTTGGCAGCTCATTGTGGCCTCGTTCCCGATAAATTCGTCTATTTCTTAGGAAATGCGCATATTTATGCGGATCATGTTGCCCCACTCAGTGCGCGTATGGCCGATGCCCAATTGCACGCGTTTCCGACCATGCACATTCGCGAAGTGCGCGAAAAAATCGACGATTACACAATCGACGACTTTATAGTTGAAGGATATGAATATGACCCGCGCCCGCTAAAGATGGCTATGGTTGCTTAGTTACCACTGTTTGATGTGGTTTATAAGTGCAACTGTATCATATAATTCAGCAGGGTTATAAACGCGAAATACGTGTTCCCATGTATCATCGCCATGATAATCATACACTAACCCATAAAGCGCCTCTTCATTTGCCGCGATTTTCTCGTATAGGTCGAGAAATTCACGCCTTTCATCGGATGTCATAGCTATAAGCCCTTTTTGAGACAGTGTTACTAATATTGGGATATCGCATTCAGTGATATCGGCGACATCGCCGGCCCACCACTTTACAGCGTTTTCTACTGCAGTTTGCACTCCCTTCTTTTTACACCTTTGGACATTTAAAACGCCGACTTTATTTTAGGTATTTTTTGCTCTTATTTTTCCTTGTTTTATTTTTTACATATACGGCATTTCTATTATAAGCACCCTTAAATATATTTTCATATTTTTCTTTTGGAATATTTCTTATCACATTTGAAATATTTTGTTTTATTTCACTATGAGTTAAACATTCTATTTTTCTTAATCTTGCTTTCATCATACTAAAATAATTTTCAATTGAATTTGTAAAATGTTGATATGGAACTGCATAAAGTAGTTTATTATTTTTATTCACTAATTCTTTTATTTTATCGTTTCTATGACTACTCGCATTATCTAAAATTATTAATTTATCCTTATATTTACTCGTTATATGTGTTTCTAAAAATTCATATAATCTATCAGCATTAATTCCACTTTTTTCATATAAATCCCAACCTAAAACTCCTTTGGTTGAAATCGCAAATATTCCTGTATATTTTTTGAATACTTCTTGTGATTGCGTTTTTATTACGCATCTCTTTCCTTTTTCACTATAACAATGATGTCTTTTTTCTAATGATTTTATACTTGTTTCATCAATACAAATAATATCATCAACATTATATTTTTTCACTTCATCATAAAATTCTTTTATTTTGCTGTTTATGTTAATTTCCTTACCAAATCTCTTAACTGGTTCGTGTCTAAATCTTGTCATTTTTAGAGTTATATTATTGTCATTAACTACACGATTTAAGTGTCTTCTTGTTATGTCAAAATTAGGATATTTTAATTGAACTTTTGCTAATAAATCTTCCATAGTAATTGTTTTATCTTTTTTAATTTCATCAAGTATAAACTTAACCTCATTTTGTTTAATTTTATATGCTATTGGTTGTCTATTATGTCTTTTAATCGCACCTTCTTCGTCATATTTTTCAACCCAACGCATTAAACTTCTTGGAGTACACTTAAATATTTTACATACTTGTTCTTGTGAAACATCTTCGGTTAAATAATATTCAACGGCAGAAATTTTGAAATCTTCGCTCTTATGTTTAGATGACATTTATACTTAATATTATGACATAAAATATTTAAAATTATATCATAATATTACTATAAATGGAAGAAATAAATCGGTTAAAACTTGAAATAGAAGAACTTAAAAATAGAAATAATGAATTAGAAGAAAAATTAAAATCATATAGTAATCCAACACGAAATAAAAAATATTATGAAAAAAATAGTGATATTGTTAAAGAGAAAGCAAAAAATTATATGGAAAAAATCAAAGAAACTAATCCAGAAAAATTAAAAGAGTGGAGACATCAATCATATTTAAATCGTAAAGCAAAATTAAAAGCACAAAAAGAAATTAATGAAATTTAGAACTGCGAAATTTTCTTTGCAATATTCTAATGCAATTATTCAATTTAATCCATTCACTTTCCCATATTGTTATTATATTAAATCCCATATCTCTAATTTGTTGCTCTTTATCTATGGTAAATTTATACAATTCTCCAAATGTGCATTTTGTTGTTTTATTAATTTGATTGCTATGATAAATATTAGGATTTCCGTGCCAGTAATCTCCGTGAAATTCATAAATTGTATTTGTTTCAATACAATATCCATCTGCTTTAAATCTTGTGTTTGGAATAATATATTCATTTCCATTTTCTGCGTGTATTATTTTTATTCCATAATAAGTTGAAATAAAGTTTAACCAAGATATTTGTAATTTGGAAAAACCTCGTGTATTACATTTTGGACAACCATTTCCGTTTAAATGGTGTTGAGGTCTTTGTATAAATTCTCCATGTTTTTTACAATTTATTTTTATTTTTTTTTCACAATTTACATATTCAACATTTGAATAGTCATATAAATTATTATGAACATTATTTGCTCTTTGAATAAATATTTCTTTATTACTTCTTTGTCTATCACCATTTACTATTATTGAACATTTTCGACAACCGCGAGGGCATTGTTTATGTGTATGATTATTTGGCGTTTGTTCAAAATCGCCGTGTATTTTACAACCAATTATTACCTTTGTTGCCTGATTTATATAATTAACTTTGGAATAATCATAACTGTTATTATGCAAAATATTTGATTTTGCTATAAATTCATCTTTATTTCCTCTACTTAAATTAGCATTTTTTATAAAACCACATTTAGGACAACCACTTCCATCTAAATGCGAATTAGAAAGTTGTTCAAAATCGCCGTGTATTTTACATGTTATACATATTTTTGTAGTAGCATTAATATAAATTGCTTTTGAATAGTCGTATAAATTATTATGAACTATATTTGCTTCATTTATAAATTCCTCTGTTGTTTTATTTCTTCCATAACATTTAGGACAACCACTTCCATCTAAATGCGAATTAGAAAGTTGTTCAAAATCGCCGTGTATTTTACATGTTATACATATTTTTGTAGTAGCATTAATATAACTTACATTCGAATAGTCGTATAAATTATTATGAACTTGATTTGCTTCAATGATAAAATCTTCTGTTGTTTTATTTCTACCTGAACACTTAGGACATCTTTGACCTTTTAAATGATTACTTGGGAGTTGTTCAAAATTTCCATGTAATTTACACACAATAGATACGTTTGTATTAGAATTAATATAAGTTGTTTTTGAATAGTCGTATAAATTATTATGAACTTGATTTGCTTCAATGATAAAATCTTCTGTTATTTTTCTTTTAGTATAGTGAGAACATTTATGACAACCACTACCTCTTAAATGTTTATTTGGTGTTTGTTCAAAATCTCCGTGTGTTTTACAAGTAATTATTATTTTTGTTAGTGCATGAACATAGTTTGTCTTTGAGTAATCATATAATTCACCATGAACTATTTTTGCTTCATCAATAAAATCTTGAAGTGATTTTGTTTTTCTTGGCATTACTTAGTTTTATATATGATGTTGTTTTTATTAATTTATATCAATTTTTATATGAATTATTAAGTTTTAATGCGTAAAACTATTTAAATATAAAATATTTAGTAAATATATAAATGGGAAAAAAGAAAAAGGAGGTTTTCCAAGAATTTAGGAAAAATGATAAATCCGCTTACAAAACCCTTAAAATTCCTTTGAAAACGATTTTACTGAATCGTGATACAATACAACAAGTTATAAATAACTTAGTTTTTGAAATGAATAATTTGGTGATACATACTTATCAATTTATAAGGTTATACATTCTTCATTGTTATACTAATAATAATCCTTTACCTGAATTAAGTGATATATTTATTACTTATTGTATCAAGACATTAGGAACTCGTGATAATAGAGGTAAAAAATGCAAAGATATAGAACTTTTAGAAACATTAGAAGAATTTTATAAAACTGAATATCAACCATTACTTAATCACGAAAAAACTAATTTGAAGAACACAACCTTTTTATTACCTTATTTAGCAACACAAATTCATACATCTTTATCTAATAATATTCAAGAGCATTTTATTCAACATTTCTTACGATTTATTAATAAAACTACAAGTGATATTACAGAAGATAAACAATTATTATTTCAATTCAAAAAGAGCATTATGGAATTAACAGATGTAAATGAATTATTTAATAACTGGAAAGAAACACATATTCAAAATATTATTCCTGAAAATGTGAAAAAATCTGTTTATTATGATGTTAAGGTTAGACCATTTGAATATTTGAAAGGAATGCTCTATATGAATAGTGTATTGGAAAAACAAGAAAGTAAATTATTTCAACCCTTACCATTAAGAAATAACATTATACCAAAACATATTATTTTAGATACTGCTTGCATCATTAATTTATTTTGTCCTGATAAGGATAAAGATGGTAATAAAATTAAGAAGGGCGAATTATTAAGTAACGTAAAAGATAATCAAAATGAAGTATGGAGTAATTTGTTAAATTTAAATCACAAAATATTCAAAAATAAATATTATCAGTTTCATAACCAAATTCAAACAGACGGAATTAGTTGTTGTTTATTATTTATTAGAAAAGATTTGAAAGATAAAAAATGGGGTGCAAAAGTTCCTGTGTTGGAAGAACAAGGTTTTTATAACATAGAAGATTTATCCAAAGAACAATTGGAAACACTAAAAGACAGAACTATTATTGGGTGCGACCCTGGAAAAAGAAGTTTAGTTTATATGATGAATAATAAAGGCAATAAATTACAATATACAGCACCACAAAGAAAAAGAGAAAGTAAAGCAAAATGTAATCAACGAATTTTATTATATGAAAGAAAGAAAAATGGTATTATTGAAAAAGAAACTCAATTATCATTTCAAAATAGTAAATCAGTTAATTATGATAAATTCAAAATGTATCTTGTTGAAAAGAATAAATTAAACAAAGAAACGATAGAATTTTACAAAAAAGATACTTGGAGAAAAATGAAGTTTCGTCAATATAGTTATGGTAAGAAAAGTATTGATATATTCTTGAATAAAATAAAAGAGACATTTGGAGAAAATCTATTAATTGGTTATGGAAATTGGAGTAGAGATACTCAAATGAAATTTTTTATGCCTACGATGAATAAAGGATTGAGAAAATTAATCCATAAAAAATATGATACAATAACCATAAATGAATGTAATACAAGTAAAAAATGTTGTGATTGTCATAAAGATTTAGAGTATTACAAAGATAAGGAAAATAAAAAGGTATTTCGTCTATTGGTTTGTTCTAACTGCGTGAGTTGCGAAAACAAAAAAATCGTATTTAGGACAAGAGACGCAAATTCCTCAATAAATATTTTGAAATTAACTAAATGTTGGATAAATCACCAAACAAGACCAACAGAATTTCAAAATCATATTTCGTCTTTCACTTCTTCAATAAACAAAGAGAAGAAGAAAAAGTAAGACCATCAATATTGATTTTACATTTTTGTATTTTTTTTAACGCAAAAGTCGGCGTTTTAAATGTCCAAAGGTGTAAAAGTCTCTGTAAGGTTGTCTAAAATGCGTTGATATATCATTATTGGGCGGGGGAGGGTGAGTGCGGGCAGGTTTGAATTATATTGCAGCAAAAAATATAATTCAATTTTTTTTTTATCCCCAGCGACGTTCATTACACGTCATTTCATTAATATAGACAACATCAGCCAATGTTTTACTATTCTTTGTTAATTCATCGGCAATAATTCGCTTATATTTTTGACAGCATAAGGGATTGACAAACTCACCATTTTCATATATTTTTACAGTGGGAAAGTTTTGTTCTAATATATCATTTATATATTCATCGAATTTTTCATTAAAATCTGGATAATCTTCACTATCACAGCTATCGTCATCGTTTTCATCACGAGGGTAATTAAAATGCCAATACCCTCTTATGCGGTTCACTTCGATGTATAATATATTGCCATTTGTAAAGCGTCCATCAAGATATGTATAAGTATAGTAATCGCAGCCCATCACAGTTGTTTGATAATTCTTTTATAATATCACTGCTCTATATCATTTTTTTTTATTTTAAACGCGTATACAAATTGGAAAAAACACCATAACGTCTATCCTCACACAAGCGCGGTCTCCCAGCACCCAAAAATATGCGGCTAAAGCCGCAATTTTTGGGCGCCTCTGCGTCGGACATGTGATATCGAGCCCTTGGCTCGATATCACAGTCCTAGCGCGCGAAGCACCCTCATCCTTTCC